CCTTGAGCAAAAGCTGCAATCCACTTTCGTTCTTCCATTGTGAAATCTTGAGCCAAGTCTTTGAAAAGACTATTAAGGAAAGCAGGGTCTGTAACAGATTCACCTCTCAATCTATAATATGTGAGTTCTGCTTGGATAATAGGAAGTCTACTAGCTACTAGAGCTTCTCTCTCCAGTTCAAATATTTCCCTATCAAGCTCCAGTTTTCTTTCTTGAGCTAACTCTGGAGTAATGAGACCAAGGGGAAGAATATCCCTTATCCCCGTAAGGGGAGCTTTAGAAGTAGCCTCATGAAGGAGAGATATTGGAGCAGATTGCCATTTGGGTAGTGCTTCAAAAGCTGCAGGAGTCAATCTTTGCTGGTATATCTTCTCAAATTCCTTCTTCTGCTTTTTTAGTCCCTCTAGTCTCTCAACATCTTCTTCAGGTAATGCTGTTGGAAATTTAGGAAACTCAAATGGTTCTGGCATATCTTATACTCCTACCTTTAGAATAAGCCAAATGATAAACAAGATTAGTAACAGTCTGCCTGGAACATAGCCCCACATAGCTCCTGCATAGTCTTTCCAAGCCTCATCTTTTGTATGTAAATCCTCATTCTCCTCATATTGGATAAACAATTTACTGAAGCCTGGTAAGAGACCCATAAGGAAACCAGGTATAATATGAAGAACAAAGCGACTGCCATAGTCCCCCTCATCATCTCTATTATGGGTAATTAGCTTATCTAACCAGTTCTTCCTGTAACTCATCTTCCTTCAAATCCAATCTTCTTGCAATACTCAGGAGAACACAACCAAGCTGCTTCTTGGTGAGTTTGCCAATACTTATAGTGATGGGGATAGTCCCCACCTATAGCTATTTCTACTTCTGTCATCCGTCCTTCTTCAATAGCTACCATCCAAGTATAATGTATGGAGGCAGCATAAAGTTCTATCTCGGCTACCTCATCCCTTGTATGGATGAACCAATCAGGTAAAGGGGATTGTTCTGTAATTATCTTGACCTTCTTTCTAAAACACATAATCCCTCCTTATCTTGTTGTTAAATTACCTCTTCCAATGCTTCTCCGAAGTTCTTGTGGGGTAAAACCTTTTGTTTCTGGTGGAGCTACTTTAGAAGATACTCTTGCCTTTTCCCCTGGAGTTCCAGCCTCTATAGCTGCTCCAACTCTACTTGCATCTGTAGGGGAAGCAGACCCTGCTGGTGGTACTCCAAGTTGACTTTCTAATGATTGTGCTGCTTTCCTGAACAGAACAGCCTGTTTCTTGTCCCCTCTGCTATCAAGATAATCTGCATGAACATAATAACCAGCTATCATTTCTACCATCTGGGACATAGGATGGTCAAGCAATCTATCAAGACTCTTCCTACGCTTGATTCCTTGAGGGTCAGAGAACTTCAATATTTCACTAATAATAGTAGAACTATCAAGATGCTTCTCAAGCATATTAGCTATCGTACCCCTCTCCATCCAATCCTTCGGGGTAGCTACATCACTTTCTACGTGAATACTGACATCTTCAGGGATATCTGTTGGCTTTAACTTCTCAATAAATTTACCCTTTACGTTAAAGACTTTCCCAGAAATCTTGAGGTTAGATAACCAGAACTTATCATTCTCTGAAATAACAAAATGTTTAGCATCCATGTAAGGATAAAGTATTTGGTTAGCTGAAGCTGTAGCCAGAAGACTCAACGCATATCCTGGTTGACCTTCCACCATACCATAGACAGCATCATTAAAGCTACCTTTCTGTATCTCCCTTCTTTGTTCCATCATATGAGCCTGTAGTTCAATTGGGATAGCTGCAGGAGGGAGTCTAACAAGACCTTGTTCCCCAGGAGCATAGTGGAATAAAGCACCTCTAGCACTTAACTGCTCAGTACTAGCTTGTGGTGTAGCCGAAAATTCCTGAGTTACTGGTTGTGCAGTATCCCTGAGTATCTGGGACATCATAGATTTCCATTTGTTAAAATGACTTCCTACAGAATCATTAACTTCAAAGATACCCCTACCTGCTAATCTTTTCCAATCCCTCTTGTAACTGGTTAGACTACCTCTGTCTGGGAAACCTCCGACTGGAGCTACAAAAAGCCTCATTTCAGGTCTTTCTACAATCCCAGTTACATCTTGACCATTTATGATAATTATATTGTGGAGCTCTGAATTAGTCCATATAAAATAATCATCAAGGATAACCTCACCAGAAGCAAATTCTGTTGACCGATAGTTCCAACCATTCTCTGCTGCTTTTAATCTAGCTTCTTCTTCTGTTATCTTATAGGAATGAACACAGGACACCAATCTATTATTCCCATATCTAGGATACGTATCATATGGGGACCATATCTGGGTTCTAAGTGTACCTGTATTCTGGTCAAAAGATGCTACAGTACTATACCAACCAAGGACTAAAAGATAAAAAGCTAACTCATCTACATAAGAAGCACCACCACCAAATTTCCTTGCTGTGTCTATTGTATCCCACATATATTCACAGCTTCTACCAACTTTAGCCCTTCTATCAAGCTCTAAAGCAGATTCATCTTCCAGGGGTGTATCATGGCTTAGTTCCCCTTTGGTGAGAAGATAATGAGCCATATTGTAGAAGGTCATAGGTTCGTTACTGGTGTAAGACTCCATACCTTTTGAAGCCAATAAATCTACAAGGATAAGCATCTCATACCATTCCTGAAATCTTTTATTCCTGGTAGCCCAAAAGGTCTTTAAGTTAGCTATATCAGTTTTAATCTGCTCTATAGTTGGCATATGTTACCTCCTTCTAGAACCTTTACCCACTTTCTGGGTTACACTACAACCACCTCTGCCTTTGTTTGCTCTGATTCCACCACCACTATCATCTTGTTTAGGTATACCTTTTGTTGCCATAATTTTCCCCCTTTCCTACCATGACCATCCAAGTTCTTTTAACTCATACAAGAAAATATCAGCCCTTACTAGGGAAATTCTCCCCGACTCATACTCAAATAGTTTCTGACAATTAGCACAAAGAAGCTCCAAATCATCCCTCTTCCCACTAAGAACTTGCCTATACATAGCATCAGTAGACAAATGTTTATCCTTGAAGCCATCTCCATTTATATGATTCAAAGTTAGAAGTAAGGGATTAGATTCTCCACACATTCTACATTTACCCTCAAGTTTAACAATAGCTTTGGCTTTAAGCCTTGCCCAACTAATGTTATGCCATAACAACCATTTCTCAGGATTATCTTCCTTATACTCCCTATTAAGAGTATTAACATATTCTTTATGTTCTTTCTTCCACCTTCTCATATATTCATTCTTAGCTTTCTGAGTCCAAGGCATATTTACTTCTCCCTCACCAGCTCCAACCTGGTACTGAGCCTTGATAACCCTTTGCTATCCCCTGTACAGCTTTCACTGCTACTGCTATCATTAAAGCAATAACCAAGTCATCAAAAGTTTGGGCAGTAGGCTTGAGTTTCACATACCTGTACCCACGCATTTGCCTTACAAGATTTACATCCCATAACTTCAACCTCGGAAGAACATCTTTCAGTTTGGTCATCATATAACTTTTAGTTTGTTCATTTGTCCACCACCCTCTCTGGGTAGTAATTTTACCGGTAACAAAATCCCTTTGATGATAGATATTACCATAATCAACAAGATGACTTAGAACTGCATATCCAGTAAAATTCCTTTCTACTGCTATCTCAGCATTGTTATACCATTCCCCCATCCGTTTAAGAATACTAGCAAAAACATATGGTTCTATCCGAGCTTGAAAAGTAGCACATACCTGATAATTGGAATCAAGAACAACAGCTGCGGAGTAACTCCCACCTGGGACTCCTGCAGAAGTATCTACTCCTATAACATAATCCATCTTCGGTTGTGGGGGTATCCAGAATGTCCAACCCGGTTCATGGAACTCCCCATTATAAGAATTTTGAGCTAGACTTGTAAGAATGAATAGGTCAAATACGGGGTCTCCGATGGTTATGAAACAACTTACCTCATCTTCAGGATACTCCTGCCAGAAAAGACCACCCTTCTCACCTATCTTCCACCTTCTCCATCGTATCTGACCTTCTGTAAGATGATGCCTTTCTATAAGTTCAAGCTCCTCCCCCATATAGGATAATTCCCCTCTATCTGCTGGAAGAACAAAATCACAATTTCTGGGAATAGTATAATCATCACTCCACCACCAAGGAAAAAAGAATGTTCTATAGGGAGATTTGCCCTCTTTGGCTCTTGTCCATCTTTCAAAGAAGACATTATTCTCTCCATTAGGGGTACACTCAATCGTAATTTCCCCCGTAAGGGGAACAGCATCTTCTACACCATTAAGAATTGTCTCACCATCTTCATAGAGAGACAACTCAGACATGAGGGCTTTCCTTATTGTATCCCCATGACCAAAGGCTCTTGCTCCAGCAGTACCAATATAAATAGCACTGTGCATACCAGGAAAGGTTTTTTCTGCCCTGCTCTCAGCACCAATAACAGGTTTAGGACTTAACATAGTATCATAATAGAATTGTACTCTATCAAGTAGCCTCTGAGTAGCTCTTGTTTCATGTGATACTACTGCACATTGAGTATGAGGAATTGTAATACAATCAAGAAGCATATCAGCAAGGATAGAGCTGCTAAAACCCCCTTGTCTATGCTTCAGCACAATATTCCTATTAGACTTATTAGCAAAAAAATACTTTTGCATACGGTTAAATCTAAAAGGTCTAACCTCTCCCTGCTTATTATCTATGTACAAAAGTGCTTCTATGAGTTCTGGTCTACCTTTTAATCCTGAAACTACCATTTATGTTTAAGTTTCCTCCTGAGACTAAAAACCTGTCTATTTACCTTCAACGATAGGGAGGCTTTCCTTATGTTGGTTCTCCTGCTCACCAACTGTTTCAGTGATGATTGTCCCATCTATAGTCTCACCTCCTTCAATTTGTGAGGATGGTGGAATCTGATTAAGCTGTTGAATACGTTGTTCCCATGTAAGACTCAAGGCTGCAGGTTGATAATCAAGGTCACTAATTAGCTTACTATATACCTCTCTAGCTAAATTAGTTCTAATGAGTTCATATTCCCCAGAATCTATCTCCTTTTTCATT